CATCCTGTAGCCTTCCTACCTTGTATGCTAGATACAAAGATACAACAAGCTGTGCTACTACAGCCATCTCCATCCAAGTCATTGGTGCTTCTCCTCTAGTGCTTCATTCATCTTGTTGAGATACCACTGGGCTTTCTTCATGTCCTCTACGGGGTTCTGCTTGTAGCGGTAACGATGCTGATACTTAATCATGTTGCCATGACAGTAGGCGATGAACCCATCTAGTCCCAACACCTGCTTGATGTAGTCGATACACTCAATCCCACCTTGGTTATAGTGGGCTGGCTTTTCCACGGGGTCATATTCGTGCATCTTGGTTGCTTCTTTCCATTTAGCCACTACAGCTTCTCCTTCATAAATGCTTTTACCCACATAGCTGTGATGTCACTACGGACAATATCCTCAACACCAAACTCAATGATAGGGACAGGCAACATGTGCTTCTTAGCAATGTGTATTACCTTTGTCAAACCGTCTGCTCCCTTCAGGTCAGACTGTTGTACATCCCCGTTTAGTACGATGGTAGTCCCTTCCCCTACACGGGTCAGCAACATCTTAAGCTCATGTGTCGTGATGTTCTGTGTCTCATCGACAATGATAAAGGCATTATCAAACGACCTTCCTCGCATGAGAGCAAGAGGGGCCATCTCAATATTACCGTTCTTGATGCCAGTTTCCACTGCCCCCTTACCCAAGTGCTTCTCCAGTACGTCCAGAACAGGCAAGGCCCAAGGCATAGTCTTCTCTGTTAGATCACCCTTGAGAAACCCTAGTTCCTTCCCTACGGCCACATGAGGGCGGGTGATGACGATCTTGTCAATCTCTTTGGTCGTGTACAGATCGGCAGCGTATGTGGCTGTAACATACGTCTTACCAGTACCAGCAGGCCCAAGGATAAAGACCTGTTTACTTTCTCGTAGAGCCTTTAGAAGTTCACCCTGTTTTTGTGTCTTGGGTACAAGACCCGACACAGGTTTAGCTGATGCACCTTTGTAAGTTGTCTTACGTCGAGTTTTTGATTGCTTCTTTGGTGGCTCAAGGTCTTTCATAGTTTAACTAACTCCGCTTCTGTGTAAGGGATGTGGAAGAACTGTTCGCCTTTCTGGATGTAACGTCCTTTAGCTTCTCGTAGGCTCTCCTTGGTCAACAAGGTATCTTTGATACGCCATGCTTGTGACATATTCTGCGACAAAATGTAGAAGTTCAATACGCCATTGACACCCTCATGTTTATCCAACAGACGCTGCTTGCGTTCGGGGATACGTATCTCTTTCCAATCAACAGGCCAGTCAGCCTTCCATGCGGTCTTAACCTCAGCCTCACTAAAGTAGGTAAAGTCCCCTTTCTGGGAGACCACATCAACACCAAAGTTCTCTTCGTTGTTCACGATGGTGTGTCCACGAGATTCCAAGTATGCTACCAGTTTGTCACGGGCGGGGGTATCATATGCCTCATACAAGGCTCTGCTAAACTGCTTACGTACTGCCATTAAGGTGTTCCTTTAGTTCTGTGTAACCACCGATATAGCTACTATCAGGAGCATAGATTTGAGGGACTGTGGTGTGTCCCGCTTGTTTGATTAGGGTAAGTAGCCACTTGTTCTCAGGTCGTTGTATGTTGTAGACCCTATAACCGAAACCTGAACCCTCTAAGAGAGCCTTAGCCGTATCACAGAAATTACATTGGTCTCTTGTTATGACCACGTATCTCACGCACTAACCCCCCAGTTGTAGCAAGCATAGTCTAGTACAAACCTGCCCACAGAGTTTGCAAAAACATCAGCGTTTGGTTTATCTTGAAGGCAAGCCTCTTCCGTAGTAAATATCTGCCTATTGCTAACAGATTCACACTGGTCTGTGTCGCCAATCATGCAGATAATAGCTAGTGCAGTGAACATTAGTCTTCTCCTTTAGTGGTTAAGTCAAGGTGAGCAGTTTGACCACATGCTCAGGTGTTGCCTTTAAGTCAGGTCAACAATCTCACAGCTATCACCAGAACACGCTAGTGTCTGACTTCCTGCTGTGTTGTCCTCTACCTCATAGTCCGATAGGCTACTCCAGTCAATGTCCGTAGGCATACAAGACAGAAGCATTTCGTAGTCAGACCTGCCTACCTCCTGATAAGGTGCCTGTTGGTACGTATGCTCGTTGTACGGCAGGAACGACACACCAGACATTTCATCGAAGTGCTTGTAGACAAAAGCCCCCACCTCAAACCACTCGTCTTTCTTGACGTTAATTGTCACGGAGGGCTTGTGTTCACACCATGATCGTTGATAGGCCAACCACATCTCCAGTTGTTCGATAGCTGTCAAGTCTGACGTAGTAATAGCCCCTGCTGGAGCCTTCATTGGGAAACTAAACACTGTCGTAGCATCTGGCTTCATTACGTCAGGCTCATTCGGGATACCTTGATCCTTCATAAACTGTGTCAGTGGGTCTTTGTTGTCTCCCCGCACGGTACGGATGTAGTATGGGCTGTGTCGTGCGTGTATCCCAGAGGCACTATCAACGAGTTGAGAGACCGTCCCTGATGGTTTGACACAAGTAATAGCAGTGCTAACAGGAATACCGAGTATATCAGCCCACTCCGCATTAGTTTCGACAGCAACCCCCTTAAGCCGTTCAAGTGTTTTCTCCAATCCAGCGTTCTTTGTGGTGGTTAGTGGGTTGTCTATGATGCCCGTAAGAGACACTCCAAGCAACCTCTCCGCTTCTGTGTTGTCTGTCCACACCTTTCGCAGATAGGGAAACTTTGTGTAGGAGGATTGTATAGTTCCCAAAATAGTTGCCAGACGAACTTTGCGTTCAAGAGATTCCACAGTATCTGATGCACGTACAACTACCTCGGTTAGGTTGCAGAATTGATACGGACGCAGGATAATTTCGCTGCAGGGGTTAGTACCGAACTCAAAGTTAGGGTCACGACGACCATTCTTCTTAGCCTGCGCTACAGATGCCTCACGGTTGAAGATACCACGTTCCCCTGAGCCACTCTCTACCAGAGACATCCACTCTCGCATAAACGACACAGCATCAGGCTTTTCTGTGTAGCTCACAGAGTTGTTAGCCAATGCTCGCTGTGGATCGTTCTCCCACCATGCACCACTCTTAGCATGACGCATACGGTCATCAGACAGGTTGCTCAGAGAGATCATAGCTGACCGACGAACACCACCGACAACTACAACTTCACCAATCTTACACATGATGTCGTGGCACTCAATAGAGGAGAGCTTACGGCCTTTAGCATTAGCAAACACACGAATGACAAAGTTGAACAAGTCAACAAGGGGTGCTGGACCTGATGCACGACCACCGAAGGTCTTAAGTTTAGCACCTGCTGGACGAACCTTAGATACATCCCACTTAGGAATCTCACCACTGTAGAGCAGTGCAATGACCTGACGTAGTGCCTTAGCCCAACCCTCCTTGCTGTCCTTTACGAGCACTGTTGTATCACTCTGGAACAAGTTGTCAGGTACATCTGGTAGCTTCTTAACGTACTGACGCTCTACTGAGAAGCCTACCCCTGTGCCACAAAGCAGAATAAACATAGCTTCGTCGAAGGATTTAGGGTCATCTACTGGCATGTAACTACAGTTGTACCCAGCGGTATTGTCACGGGAGAGGGCAGGACCAGCGGTCATCAAAGCTCGCATTGAAGGCATAACCTCAAGGTTCAAGATAGCCTCTTCGATAGACCTAATGTAGCTGTCGTCACCAGCAGCGGGTTTAACTACATTGGTCATATACCGACCTACAGTCTCAGCCCAATTCTCTCGCCGCCCCTCGTCGTCCAACCAACGTGCATACCGTGAGGTAGCAATAAAGGTCTGGTAGTCTGTTGGTAAATAGTTGTTGCTCATTTTGTCTCTCTTCCACTTGCATCTTTGTCTTCTTTAAGCCATACCAAACGATCTATGTCGCCACGGTACATACCAATATCTTTTAGCTGCCTGTTGGTTAGTGCGTTTAGCTGCTTAATAGCATTGCGGTGTTCACGCCACGTAGCCAAGTAGTTTACGTATCTCCAGAACCACGTCATTAATAAACTTCCCCGTGATATACTGTGTAGCCAAGGAACTTAAGAAGTTCTACGAAGTTTCTTTCACACCCAACCCCTAACTCATCGTCGTTACGGTCCCAAGACTTGTGCCAGAGTTGGCGATCACCGTCTGCATTTAGCACTTGAATACTACGTTCGTAAGACTCAGAGTCGACCTGAATGTGTACGTCTTTATCATCAATCATCTTTTATCTCCACTACCCTTTAGTACACCCCGTTTAGCACGATCTTCTAGCTTGCTCAAGTTAATTGAAGCCACCTCAGAGAGAGTAACGTCAAGGTCACGGGCCAAAGCTGCGGCATACCACAACACATCCCCAAGCTCATCTATAATGTCAGACCGATTAAACGTACCGTCACGTACAATCTTCTTTACTTTACCAAGAACCTCACCAGCTTCGTTAGCCAAACCCATAGCAGGGTAAGTAATCTGTGCCGTGTGTGGGTAGATAGCAGTC